CAATGGCAGACATATCAGGCAGTTGATACACTGCTGCTGCTTTTGTCAACTTCTCAAGAGTCACACTATCCAACTGGAAACAAACATCCTGAGTAGGAAGAGTAATCTCCTTTTCTGGTGGAGCAATGATGACATTAGGATCGGCAAAGAAATACTTCACACGACGTTTACCTTCTTTGATACTCAGATATGTGTCCTGATTAAAGTCAAGGTCAGGATCCTGGTGAAGACTCAGACCATTGAGAAACTGATTCAGATCATAGATGGCAAAGTCACGAGGAAACTCTTCTTTGATTTCTGCTTCGGCAAGAATATTCTTTGCGACAGAAATGGTGCGGAGTTTATTACCTTCCTTTACAAGAATCGAGTTGTTGATTCCAGCAAAGTTCTTGAGAATAGCAAGGGCGTTGTCAGAAAGTTTCATGTTATTGGGGTGGAGTTTCATTGGTTGTAGGTTTCAGTCGGAGGTGCGCTCTTATCACTGAAGTGTAGGAGAAGAACTGCATAATGCAGAATCTTAATAATATCACGACGGGCAGTGCCCTTCTTGTCGTATCTAGAAGCATACTTTAGAATGTTAGATCGGCAAAATGCCTCACCATCACCACAAGCTTCAATCAGATCAAGAGTCTGAATTTGATCATTACCAGCAGAGTAGTGTTGTTTATAAGTGCTGGTAATATACTCCTTAAGTTCACTGAGGATTCTCTCCTCACTATATTTGTATTGAGTATAAGGTCCCACATTTAAATCGATGGAACCGATACTATCGTCAAGTCTATCCATTTTCAAAATTTCATCGTAGAGCATGGACCATGAGTTAGTCATAATTTATTATATCAGGAGATGATGCCTTTGTCTAGGTTTTCTTGAACCATTTCTTGGAAAGTCTGACTTGGCATCTGGAAATCAGCATCAACCTTATCATAGAGTTCCATGAATGCTTGCTTGGTTTCATCATCAAAACGATTGACGCACACTTGGATTGCCTTTGCCTTATCACCAAAGATGTTGTAGGCACGGATGATGTGAACCAAACGACGGGTGCTGATGATTTCATCAATACCACCATCATAGAAGGTCTTGCGGATAATATCTGCCCAATCAACTAGACGGGTACAGAAGTCAGTATCCTCGGAGAGTTTCATCAGAATACTCTTCTCTTGTGCAGGAGTGGGATATGCCTGCTCCAGGGTCACTGGGAATCGTTCGAGGAAGGCTTCATTGAGCACGTTAGTTCCAATGAATCGTCCGTCGTCGCTACCTTTACCTTTAGTGTTTGCTGTGGCGATGACGTTGAATCCACTTGCAGGATCAACTCGTCGTCCGATCTTTTTAAGGAAAACTCCCTTTCCTTCAAGGATAGATTGGAGACAGAGAATTTTGTTACTAGCGAGGTCGATCTCATCAAGGAGCAAGATAGCACCTCGTTCGAGTGCTTCAATGACTGGGCCATTGTGCCAGACGGTGTTACCATCAACAAGGCGGAAACCGCCAATAAGGTCATCTTCATCGGTTTCAATAGTAATGTTTACACGGATAAGTTCTCTACCCAGTTGAGCACACGCTTGTTCAACTGAGAAAGTTTTACCATTACCGGAGAGTCCAGTAATGAACGTTGGATAGAATAGACGGGATTGAATAATTTTTTTAATATCACCGAAATTGCCAAACTTGACGAAGGTATCATCTTTTAGAGGAATAAGGTTTTGTGCTGCAGCAGGCATAGCAGGAGGTGCCTGATAGGTTTGCTCAAGTTTTTCTTGAATAGTCAGGTTCCACTTACCACGTCCAACTTTATAATCAGAAAGTTTGTTGGTGATGGTTTGATAGTTGCAATCATTCATTGCACACCATGCTTTAATCTCGGCAGAAGTAATAGACTCTCCATATGTATCTTGGAGAGAGTTGATAATGCCTTCTTTAGAGAGACCCATTAGTTGTTTTGTTTAACTGAAGTCATTATACAAGAAAAAAGGCACCTGGTGGGTGCCTGGTGGACAGTTCAAGAATCGGACACTCCCAAATAATCTTCTAACTGCCTTACCAATTTCTTTCTAGAAAGTCTCCTATCCAACTCAATGCCTACAGTTCTACCATAAGCCTCAAGTTCATTCTTATTCATATCCTTAATAGAAAGATCTGCTTCCAGAGCAACTTCAACATCATCTGGTTGAACTGCTTCAGCAGGAGGTGTTTCTACCACTGCTGGAGCAGGTGGTGTTGGTGATGCTGGTGCATTTCCAATCATCCTACCAAACATTGACATTTATAAAACCTCCCAATATGTAAGAATATTTATCAGGCAACAAGTTCAATAAACTCGTTCAAAATCTTCTTGTTCATCTTCTTGTTTTTCAGACTCTTCATGAATGATTTTTTGATTTGAGTTTTAGATGCAGATTCTTCAACTTCAAATTCAGATTCATTTCCGAGAGCAGTTGCAGAAAGCGCAATGTAAGAATGATATCCAGAATTTTTGATGGAGAATGACCTTTGCTTCTTCCATTCAATCTGCAGTTTTTCCATTTTAGAATGCTCGTCATAATCATAATAACGACGAATAAATGAATTTGCATCACGACCTTCAAGAACACGAATACCGATGAAGTTGGTATCAGTAAATTTATCTCTCAAGTTTGTAAGAAGAGTATCTGTTATCATACCCCAATCTCCATTGAGAGCATAAGTATTTCCGGTCTTACGGTCACGCAAGAAGCAGTTGTATCCAATACTACCGAGACCAATGAAAGGTTCGTGCTCCCAGTGACGTTGAATCTCACGATGATACTTGGGACAATATCCCTCACCATCAGTCAGTACAACACACTGAACCTTCTCAACACTATTAGTTTTCTTGAATTGAGGAATGATTTGATGAAGACTAATCATTGCTTCATTGAGAGGAGTTCCTGAAAGTCCCATTCCGATGGGAATAGGATACATTGCATAACGACTGAAGTAATATCCAAGTCGGAAGATATTCTTCATCTGCTGCTCCAGAACCTTACCACTGACATTGTGTGTCAGGATATTCATGAGTGAGAAATATTCACCAACATGCATCAATCCTTCTTTCTTTTGATAAGAAAGTTCTCTGATACCAGATGTCTTATTGATGAGAGGATACTCATTGGTGAAAGCATAAACCTCAAAAGGAATACCAACTTTCTTACAGAACCAAACAAGATTGAAGAGTTGCTTCATCGTATCAAGCATCACATTTCCCATTGAACCAGACCAATCAAGAACAAAAACCAGTCCATGATTCTTACCATCGGCAAGTGTGGTTACCTTCTTGAATAGGTCCTCGTTGTATTTGTAGGTGTGGAGTTTAGAGCAGTCCAGAACTCCAGTCCTACTAACAGTAGCACGAGCATAACTACTAGCAGATTTTCTACATTCAAATTCTTTGACAAGATAATTCACCTCCTTCTGTGCTGACTTTTTGAACTTTAAGAATTCTGAATCAACAAAATGGAAGATACTAGGGTCATAGGGATCTCCCCAATGTTCATCACACTCTTCATGAATTCTTTTGTTAGGAACAATAATATCATCAAGATTTAATTTAGGAAGTTCAACATACACATTCTCAACACCACCATTAGATGTAAGTTCCTTGATGGCATCATTGAGTGCATCCATCGTATTCACTTCAGGTTCTTGATTTGTTTCTCCTGCTTGAGTAGTATTCTTGTCCTCTTGTTCTCCAATTTCATTAGAAACTTCTTCAGTATCCTGCGTTTCTCCATCATCAGTTTCACCAGGTTGTTGTTGCTGCATCGAATCATCACCAGATTCTTCAGATGAACTAGAACTTTGAGATTCCAATGAATCCATATCAGTCTTGGTCTCAGTATCCATCTGCTCCTTACAATATTTGTAAAGTGCTTCTGATGCCAAGAGAACATCGTCAAAGGTCTCACATTCTTCAATCATGCGAACAATAGGCATCTCTACATCTTCACCGAAAGGAATATCAACAAAGTTTCCAATCTTAAAGTGGAGATTTACACGGTCGGCAAGGTTCATCTTGCTTACATCTTCACACTCTACACCAAAGAAATCATTATCAGAGAGTTCACTATATCCACGGTAGAAGGTCTTAGAGATGCCAGCATAACGACGCTTCATCAACTTTTCAATACGAACATCTTCCACAACATTCACAAACTGTGGAGAGATTTTATATTCTTTGATCCAGTCACGGTCTGGAGTATAGAGTGCATGACCCACCTCGTGTGCCACCAACATATCATAAACTTGATTGGTAGCACCATCCCACATAGGAAGGGTCAGCACTCTGGTGTGAACATTGAAGCAGGCAGTTTCAACGTTCTTGTGTTCTACTACAAGATCTTCGGTTGCTAGAAGTTTAGCTAGTTGGGATTTGATCTCGTGTGAAACTGCCATAATGTTCCGTTCGTATGGACTCATAATACGACGAAACCGCCTTGTCTGGGCGGTTCTTGTGACGCTTCTTGAATTGTCTGAGTGCCTCTCTCCTTGCTCTCATTGCTTGAGGTTTGAGAGTTCGTTTCTGCTCCTTCTTGGAGTGGTGTTGCCAGTTAGGGGTGTTCATCGGAAATTCCCTTAATACGTTTCCACTTATTATACATGGCTTGCATATGCCATGACTGTGCCAGACTCTTTGGTCCGTTTTCTAGCAGATCAAGTTCCTTTTTGTTTCTTGTGAACTGTTTGTATTCTTCCCTCCAGTTACTCATGACACCATACGTGAAAAACCTTTTACCTTATCAAACCTTATGACAGTTTCAAATTTGTCATGTAAGTCAGACTTATGTGAAATAACGAAGATATTAGCATCCTTAATGACATAACGAATAATTTTTAAGAACTCTTCCGTTCCAAAACCATCTAGTGAAGAATCAAACACCTCATCCATAATCAACAGATTAGTATTCACAGAATTCTTAAGTCTTGCGACCTCTCTCCAAGTGAAGAGTAGTGCAAGGTCAACACGCATTTTTTCACCCTCACTGAAAGAACTATAAGAAAAGTTTTCATGGATAGGTGATTCAATCGTTTCACCGAACTCCTCATCAAGTTTAAAGTTGATGTAGAAGTCCATCATCTGAAGGTAACGATTAACCTGTTGATTAATAAATGGAAGATACTTCTTAATGATTTTTGTTTTTACGCCATCGTCCTTGAGTAAGGAATAGGCAAAATCGTAATGAACGATTTCTTGTTTTTTGTCTGATAGGTATTCAATTGTATTTTGGAGATTGTCTTTAAACTGTTCTAATTTCTCATGTTCAGTATTTCTGTTCTGTAGGTTACTGGTAATAGTTTGAATTTCATGTTCAAGATCTCTGATCTGTCGTTGATTGAGACTAATCCGAGTATTGTTTTGAGAAATGCCATGCGTTAGTTTCGTAATCTCCTTGGAAAGAATATTGAATTGACGCTCTCGTTGTTGTTCTAATTTTATAGTCTCTTCCAGGTCTTCGTAACCCTTCTTGAGCTCCTTTGCTTTATTTTGAGCGTCACTAATTCTATTTACACGAAACTCTTCTTCTATATCCTGCTGACAGGTAGGGCAGACCGTATTTTCTGTGAAAAACTTATGTTCTTTGGTAATTGTGCCTACCTTTTGAGAGATTTTTCCACGAAGATTGTTTAGTTTTAATAACTTATCCGTAGCACCGATAACTGCTTCTTGGTCCTTTGTATGCTTGGAAATATCTACCTCTAGACTTTCATTATCCTCCATATACTTACTGACTTCCTCATCCAACTTGGTAATTTTTTCATTGTTGGAGTCAATATTTGCATTACTGAGATTCTCTAGTTCCTCAATAAACTCTTGCTGCATCTTCATCTTATCCTTAAGAGTTTCTTTCTTAAGATCCAAAGATTTAATCTGATCTTTCTTGGTACGAATGTTATCTTTGATAAGTGCGTT